ACGACCAAGGTCTACAGCTCCACCGGAGTCTTCAGCGTGCCCGTGATTTCGGGCAACGACCAGTGGCCGAGCGTCGGCGGGTTCAGCACGCAGAACAACCCCGGCGAAGGCAACAGCCTGCTGGACGCGACGGCTGGGTCTCAGACTCAGGTGACCGTTCCCACCATCGCCAACCCGCGAAGCAACAACACCCTGAACGGGACCACGACCTCGACCCTGACGCTCCGCCGCATTTCTGTCATGGTCAAGGTCTCGCAGGAACTGCTTGAGGACAGCGCCAGCCGTGGCGACGCCTCGGTCGAGCAGATGATCGTTCAGCAGGCTTCGCAGGACATCTCCGCGGCGCTCAACAAGCAGATCCTGATCGGCAACGCCACTCCCAGCAGCGTGGTCTCTGGTGACGCGACCAACGCCGGCACCGATTCGTGCCACGGCGTCGTGAACACGTGCCGCAATCACGGACGTGTTGCGATTGCCGGTAGCAGCGCAGGAGGAATCAGCGGCGAAGGCAGAAATTCAACGACCGACCCGACTGTGTACATCGGGTTCGTGCGCGCAAATCGTTTGGCGCCGCAGTACTGGAAGAGGTCGCTGATTGTCTTCAACAGTCAGATGACTGGTAGCAGCACGACCAACTACGGCAGGACGCTGTTCAGCACTTCGAGCCCAGGCCCTGCGCTCTATGCAATGTCTGTGCCTCGCGTGCTGTTTGGACAGCCGTGGACGATGTGCGACATGGCAACGTCTGCGCAGGGAAACAGCATTCCAAGTGCGCTCGACGCTCACTTTGTTGCGTGCGATTTCAGCCGATACATGCTGGCGTTCTCGTCGAACGGCCTGGGCATTACGCGGCTCAACGAAACCTTTGCCGACTCGAACACCGTTGCGTTTGTCGTGTCGGTTCGCGCCGCTGGGGCGCTGATTGATCCGAACGCAGCGTGGACCTACCTCTGGGACGGCTCCACTTCGGGATGACCAAATGGGCGAAGGAGGCCCAAATCACATGAACGGATACAACGAACTTCGTGCGGGCAACGACGCCCGCTACCGCGAGATGCAGCAGATCATCGAGGCCGCCAACAAGGTCGGCGGCGACATGGACGCCGAGACCACCAAGCGCTTCGAGGCCCTCGACGCCGAGTACCGCCGGGTGCAGGGCGTGATCGAGAAGAACCACCAGCTGATGGCGCTGGCGGCGAAGGACCGCGAGGCCGGTTTCGTGGACGTCGGCCCCGACGCTCCCGAGATGCGACGCGCTCCCGCTGCCCGCGAGACCGCCCAGCGGGCCCCCCGCTTCGGCGACTTCCGCTGCAGCGACGAGTACGTCAAGGCCTACGAGACCTACCTCAAGCGTGGCGAGCACACCCCCGTGGCCGAAATGCGGGCCCTCAGCGAAGGCACCGCCGGCTCCGGCGACGTGCTGCCCCCGGTCGAGTTCCACAACGAGCTCGCCAAGCGTCTGCAGAACATCGTGACCGTGCGCAACATCTCCCGCGTCCTGCCGCTCGGCAGCTGGAAGCGTGAGATCGCGTTCGAGACCGCCCTGCCCAACGCGGCGTTCGTCGCTGAGGGCAGCGCCCCGACCGAGAACACCGGCACCTTCACGAACCGCGTCCTGCAGCCCCGCCGCCTGGCTGGCCTGTCGCTCGTGTCGAACGAGCTCATGGAAGACGCTCCCGCTCGCGGCCCCGGCTTCTCGATCGAGTCGATCCTCACCGAGCAGTTCGCCCGCAAGTTTGGCGAGGTCGAGGAGTCGGGCTTCCTGGTCGGCAACGGCACCGCGCCGAATCCGAAGGGCATCCTGACCTACACCAGCGGCGCCAACACCACTGTGAGCACCGGCGCGACGATGGGCGGCACCGTGGCCTCCCCGGCCCTGACGGCTGCGAACGTGATCGACTGGGTGTACTCGATCCCCCGCCAGTACCGCATGCACTCCTCGTGCGCCATCGTGACGAGCGACGCTGTGCTCGGCATGATCCGCAAGCTGGGTGCGGTTGGCGGAACCCTGAACTACTTCTGGCAGCCCAGCGGCATGCTTGGCGAGCCGGATCGGATCATGGGCATCCCGGTCTACGCGAGCGCGTACGTCAACAGCATCACCGCTGGCAGCGTCATCGGCATCGCCGGTGCGTTCGACTACTGCGTCATCGGTGAGCGCAGCGGCTACACGCTCAAGGTCCTCCGCGAGCGCTTTGCCGATTCAAACCAGACTGGTTTCTATGCGCAGAGCCGCGTGGATATCACCCTCACTCAGACGGAGGCGTTCCGTTACCTCCTGTCGCCGGCCAGCTGATCACTGACCTGAACCCACACCGCTCGGGGGGGAAACCCCCCGGGCGGATTTCCAACCATGCCAACCGTCCGCGTCATTCAGGCCTACGCCGACCTCAAGGAAGCGCACTCGCCTGGCGACGTGCTGAATGTTGACGAGCGCACGGCCACCGAGCTGATTGCCACAGGCCTTGCCGAGCGGCACGAGCCCGAGCCTCGGGCCTGCGTCAAGCCTGAGTGCTGCAAGGCGGTCAAGAAGGGAGCCAGGGCGTGACCGAGGGCCTGCGCACCAACCTGTCAGACACCGGCGCCACGTCGCCCGTGATCTCGGCGAGCGAGCTGAAGACGCACGCACGCATTTACCACAGCCAGGACGACACGTACCTCGGCACTCTGATCACGACGGCCACGCAGATCATCGAAGCCGAGACCCGCCGGGCCATGATCAACCGGGCTTTCGCGTTCCAACTCGAGGCGTTCCCGGCCGACGGAGAGATCATCCTGCCCCGCTCGCCGCTGTCCACTGTCACCAGCGTGACCTACACGGACACGGCCGGGGCCACGCAGACCCTGTCGGCCAGCACTTACCACGTCTACTCGGTCAACGGCGTCGGCCGGGTTGTGCTCAAGAGCACGTCGTCATGGCCCGACACGCAGGACACCGGGAACCTTGACGTCACGGTCAACTTCACCGCCGGATACGGGGCCTCCTCCAGCAACGTGCCGGCCGCTCTCCGGCATGCGACGCTGCTGGCAGCGACGCACCTGTACGACAACCGCACCAGCGTCAACGTCGGCAACATCGTCAACGAGCTGCCGATGACCGTGCAGCGTCTCATCGTGCAGTACCACAGCGGGGACTACGCATGAGCATGAACCCGGGCTACATGCGGACGCCGCTGGCGATCTACAACCCGACCGACTCGGTTGACGAGTTTGGCCAGGTGACCAGCACCAAGACCACCAGCACCGGCACGATCTTTGCCGCCATCAACGAAGCCAGCGCCGAGGAGAAGAGCAACCACCGGCAGCTGAATCAGACGGTGACGCATCGCATCCGATGCCGATGGCACCCGGACATCACCCACCGCACGCAGCTGAGGACCGTTGCAACCGAGCAGGGCAAGGCCATCACGACGTGGGAAGTGGTCACGGCGATCGACTGGCAGGAGCGAAGGCAGTACCTCGACCTGGTCTGCAGGCAGGTGATCACGTAATGGGCGACTGGCGCAAGAGCAATCTGAAGAACTACCTCGTCGAGGGCATCCCGCAGATGGAGGCAACCATCCGCAACATGCTGGACGAGGACCTTTCCAAGGCAATCCTGTCCACGCTGCGGGAGATCGGGACACCGACACAGGCTGCCCTGATTCAGCACTACAACAACGCCCCGGCCAAGCACGACAACGAGAGCACCAAGAAGGCCCTGCAGCACCGATGGTGGAACAAACTTGACCGCAAGGGTCGTCCGGTTGGCTACAGCCGTTTCCGGATCTTGAAAGACTTAGTGCGGACGGGCTACGGCATCAAAGTCAAGCGGGCGAAGACCAGGGGCGAACCTTATGTCCTCCGCATCAAGGTGCGTGGCGAGGCCGTGCACCTGCTTGAGAGCGGCCGCAAGAAGGCGCAGACGATCCAGCGGACGAAGGGCCCGAAGGCCAAGTACACGACCAGCAATCAGTACAAGGGCTGGATGCGTGGCATCGAGATCCTCAAGGCGTTTGCCGCAAGGGCGGCGGGCGACCTGTCCACCCTGCTGCCGGCCAAGATCGAACGAGCGGCTTCGATGGCAGCCAAGCGTTCGGGGGTGCAGGCGTGAGCGCTACCGTGGCTGCCGCTGTTCGAGACGCGCTCCTCAGCACTCCTGGTGTGGTGGCGCTGGTCAACTCCAGCGGCCCGGCGACGAATAGTCGCATTTTCGCGTCCTATCGAGACGCCACCGGATTCCCCTGCATTGTGCTGAGCTACGGCAACAACTCGGACGTGAGCCCCGCCCTCGATCGGACTGATCGCGTGCGCAAGCTCGACGTCGAGATCGACTGCATCGCCACTACTGCCAAGGGCTCGCTGGCCTTGGGCGAGGCGGTGCGCGTCGGGTTGCACGGCGCCAAAGGCACCAGTCGCGGCACAACGATCATGGAGATACGCGTCAACAACGAAACCACGTCCTACGACGTTGGAGCCGAAGGCAACGAGGCCGGCTACCACATCACAACCGTGAACGCCGAGGCGTACTACCGCAGCGGCTCCGTGAATCCGTCCTCCGTTTGGCAGGACGGCATCGACCCGAACCCGAACCCAGCATAAGGAGCACTTTCATGCCAGCAATCGCATCATGGGGCACGACCCTCAAGTACGGCAGCGCAACGAACTGCGCGTACACCGGCACGCCGGCCACCAGCGTCGGAAACGTCACCAGCCTCAACGTGGACGGCATCAGCCTGACCACGATCGACGTGACCACCCTGACGGACCGCTTCCGCAAGTTCGTCGCGGGCCTTGTTGACTCGGGCACCCTGAGCCTCGAGGTCAACCTTGACACCGATTCCGGCTCCAACCAGATGACGCTGATCGACGACCTGGACGCGACCACCACCGGCGCGGCCACCTGCCGCTCGTTCCTGCTCGAGTTTGGTGAGGCGACCAACAACAAGGGCACCACCATCCAGTGCGCTGGTTACGTGACTCAGTTCAGCATCCGCGGCTCCGTGGATGCGGTCGTCACGGCCAGCATGACCATCAAGCTCAATGGCAGCGTGCAGATCGCTGACGTGGTCTGATGAGCGACCTCAAGGCACGTCTCCTGGGTCTTCGTGCGACGGTCCCTTCGGAGACCGTCTCTGTGCCTGGCGTCGGTGAGGTCGAAGTGCGTGGCCTCACCGCCGCCGGGCGGGACGAATGGGAGCAGCGAATCGTGTCCGCCAAGGGCAAGACGGTCCGGAACATCCGGGCCAGTCTGGTGGCGTTGTGCGTGTACGAGGCCGACCGGCTGGTCTTCAGCCCGGGCGACATCGACGCGCTGGGTGAGCTGCCCGCTCAAGTGGTCGATCGCCTCTACGAGGTGGCGTCACGCTTGAGCGGGCTGGGTGCCAAGGACCAGGAGACCCTCGAGGGAAACTCCGAGAGCGCCCGCTGAGGCGGTTCCTGTTTCGGCTGGCGCTGGCCTTGGGGCGAACTGTGGCAGAGCTGGAGGAGACCATGAGCGGAGCAGAGTTGACCGAGTGGATGGCATACGAGGCCGTCGATGGCGTCCTCGGCGAGCAGCGGGCCGACCTCCGTGCCGGCATCGTCGCTGCCACCATGGCCAACTGTCACCGCTCGAAGGGCCCGGCGTTCAAGCCGCAGGACTTCATGCCGTACTTCGAGAAGCCCAAGACGGACCCCGACGCCGCCCTTGACGCCCTGCGGGTGGCGCTTGGCAAGCCGAAGAAGGGAGCCCAGTAATGGCGACCGTTGCCAACCTGAAGGCCAAGCTGGTCATGGACATCGGGCAGTTTGAGCAGGCTGCCGAGAAGGCTATTGGCAAGGCAAAGAGCGCCGGAAAGACCATCGGTCAAGCACTCAGCCATGTCGGCAAAGACTGGGAACGGTCGATGCTGAACTTTGGCAAAGCACTGATCGGGATGCACGCTCTTGACAGTGGCATGCGTTCGTTTGGCAACTACCTGAAAGAGCTTGACACTTCCAAGCTGGAGTCCGTTGCTGATTATGCGTCGGAAATATCCAACGGTATTGGCAGCGCCATCAAGGCCCTTCCGTTGCTTGGCGGCGCATACGAACTTGGCGAGGGCCTTGGGTCTCTCATGGGGGTTGGTGCCCAAGACAAGGCATTGGATGCAGCCGACGCTGCGCGTGTTGCCGAAGGACTGAAGGCAAAGATTCTGCAGGATCAGGTTCAGTCGATTCGTGAGTATCAGGAACGTGCCGAAGCATTGCGTGGACTTCAGGGCGAAGCACTAACACAAAAGCAGGCCGAGTTTGAGATTGATGACAAGATCGCAAAGCTGAAGTCCGCTGCTGTAGCTGGCACCAGCCCGGCGGCGGCAGCAGCGCTTGTTGCTCAAGCACGAGAACAACTTACGCAGACGATGCAAAAGGACTTGGAAGCCGCACGCGAGCGGGCCAAGATTGAGGAAAGCATCGCGGAACTGAAGAAGGAACAGGCGAAAGAGCAGGCCATCATCCAGCAAGAAGATCAGGCCGCCGCGTCGTTCCTCGAAAGCCTCAAGAGTCAGCACGAAGCACTGACACTCTCAGAACGCGAGCGGCTGGAGCTGCAGATGCAGCGCCTCAAGCTGTGGCCCGAAGAGATTGAGGCCGCGACGAAGCTGTACGAGCAGATTGAGCGGGCCAAGGAGCTGCAGGACGAGCAGCGCCGCATGGACGACCTCAAGGCGAAGGCCGACGAGGAGGCCGCACAGAACCGCAAGATCGCCCTGGAGGCGATGGATGCCGCGGACCGGGCCAGCAGCGTCGAGACGCTCGACACGGCCATCGGAGGCGTCAAGGTGCAGGGCATGATGGACGCCAGCCTAAGCCGGCTGGTGCCCCTGCAGGAAGCCCAAAAGGCCTACCTGAAGGCCATCGCAGACAACACCAAGCCGGCAGCCGGAGGGGCACCGTAATGGCGATCATTATCAACCAGAAGCCGGACGGCGTCAGCATTGGCTTTGACCGCGGGAAGTTTTCCGGCACGTCGGCCTATGTCATTCGGGACGACGCCGGTGCGCAGATCAACAGCAGCGACATCATGGGCACCGCGTCCGTCGTCTCCAAGTTGGGGCCGACGGAGTTCGGAGGTGGCAGCGGCGCGCTCACGGACTTGGGCACCTACTGGAGCACCCGGCTCCGCCAGGTGTCCTTCGACCTCCGTCAGCAGGACGCTGGCGGGTACGCATGGGAAGCCACAGTCAACTTTGACAGCAACGTCGGCGACAACGTCGTCACCCCCGTCGATCAGAAGAACGAACAGCAGGCCGGCTTCATTGCGATCGAGTACTCCGTCCAAGGCGAGCCAGTGGACGTGTGGCGTGTGAACCCCACAATGCCGACGGGCTCAAACATCGACACGCCGACTGAGACCGACATCGGCGGCACGAAGGTCGACTCCGGCGGCGAGCCCATCAGCACGTTTGTGAACATGGCCCGCGTGACCGTTCGGAACGTGGTCGTGGGCAGGCCGACGCCCCCGCTGTCGTCGATCAACAGCCGCAACAGTGCAGCCTTCGCCATCGGCCCGTACTCGTTCCCGGCCCGTTCGCTGCTGTTCACTGGCGTGCAGATCAGCCGCGTCGGCGTCAGCACCTACGAGGTCGTCTACAGCTTCGCGTATGACGCCCAGTTTCACCTGCGGCAAGTGGCCCAGCGGTTGGCCGAGACCCG